CCCACTCAGGGACCTCGATAACGCGGCGCTGTTTATTACGGCGATCAGATATCTGTTTGCCAAGAGACATTACGCAACAGTACCCTCAGTCAGACCGCCAGAGATCTGGATTGTGTAAGTCGCTGTGACCATACCATCAGCAGCTGCGCCGATTGAACGACCAGTGATGATGCCAGTTCCTGACAAAAGATGGTCACCAGTGGTGTCACCTTCCATCTGGAAATTGCAGGTCACACTAGAGCCAACCGTAAATGTACCCTGGCCGGTCGTGTCTGTATCGTCAAAGTATGTCTCAACAGTAGCTGTGGCATCTTTGAATGACGCAACGTAAGTCTTGGCGGCATCACCCATTGTGGTGTCCTCAATGGTGTCAGCCGTCTCATCCACTGTGAATGAGATGATTTCTGCGATGGCGTTTGAGCCGGACTTTACCGTGCCATCATTGCCTTTGAATGTTGCCATTTTAGTCTCCTATGCGGCAGTTTCAACATCAGTTTCTGAGGTGCGATATTGCACCGTCACGGTAAAGCGTCCAATCGCAACCGGCTGTTCACCGTCACCACTGAAATCCGCTTCAAACGCTGTGACCTGCAAATCTTTAGACAGGCCCCCAAGCGTCACGTCAGCTGCTAAGGCTTCCTCAACCTCAACAGCAATCTGGTCAAGCGTGTTGTCGTAGTTAGTAGTAGCCGACACATACGCCTCAATCATTACATCTAGCACCCGGTTGATTGACCGAGCCATCGTCAATGTATCAAATTCAACCGTCTCTGACCTTGTAAAAATACAAAGCCCAGGCAGTTTAGTTTGTTCCAGCGGATAAATCCGGCTGCGAAAAACATTTGAGCCTGTAGTTGTCAGGCCAGTTGTCGCAGTCACAATCGCGTCTCTGATTTGCTTTCGGACATGCGCCATTAGTCTTTTTCCAATACCAGCATCGTCATGCCAGTGCCATCGTCTTGAACGATCCTAATCGTGTAGTTGACGCCACCGACAACCAGGGCGTCACCTTCAGCCGCACTTGAAACATCGGCTGTGCGGCAGTGAAATCGAGGCTGCTGCAAAGCAACAGCGACCCCGCCACCCGCATCAACCTCAACAAAGTCATTGTCGAATATGCCGTTGACGGTAGATGCAGAGCCGCCTGATGGCGTGTAAGTCGCCGCAACGCCGAAATCATCGACATTGACAAATATTGCACGATCATCAGCGCTCTCAACGGCCATTATTCGTCCTCTGGAGTATCCAGATCACTCGCACCAAAAGCACGATCCATCAGTTTCTTTTTTGGCTTTGCCGCCTTCTTCTCTTTGACCGGCTCAGCATAGCCACGCGCAATCAGCTTTTCAGCGATGCGCTCATCAATGTCATGCTCTTCACCTGCAAACATGTTGCCTTGGGTGCCGGTATAGCATTTTTCAGTAATCTTAACTCTCATCATAATCCCCTAAATGTGGAGGCAAATGGGGCGACCCGAAAGCCGCCCCACCTAAGATTAGGCAGTTGATACCTCATCAGTGATTGCGAAAGATGCACCGTTGCGCAGAGCAACGTCTACCTCTTGCATCACGCGGATAACAACGTTGCCGCTGTCGCCTTCTGAGTACGGATCGACCATCACGCTTGGGCTTCCGAAAAGGCCCACAAGCAATTGTGAAAAATCGCCGAAAATCAAAGCACTGGCGTCTGAACCGCCGTCGCCTGGATCAAGGTCTGATGGTACGTTGCTGGTGAATTGAGCATTGTAACCATAGATGTTGTTCCAAGGATCGTTGAGCAGCATCACGCTGTCGGTTGAAGATACCTTAACAGTGTTGGCCATCTTCGCCTTCACCTTCGGGTTTGACAACCAGCCCAGAGCAGCCTGATTGACGACGCCATTTGCATCCTCAACAGTCTTAACCAGGTCAGTGATATCGGCCCAAGTCAGAGCAGCTACATCAGTACCAGCTGAGATGTCGACGTTGCCGACGTTTCCATCGTTCAGGATGCCGGTTGGCTGGCCTGATGAGCCAGAACCCTGGATAGCGTAGTACTCAATCTTGTCTGCGATTGAACGCAGCAGATCGTCCTGCACAACTTGCTCGATCGCTGGGATGCTCTCAAGAGCCAGCAGCCGCGAGATTGCAGCTTTTGCGCCGAGAGTGCGAGGCTGCAAAGTTACGCCTGCATCAGTCGGTGACTGATCGCTAACGTCCCCAGCTTCCTCGACAAATCCTGCTGCCGCGCCGGTTGCAATCTTTGGCATCCGAATACGGTTGGTCAGGCCACCGATGTATGTGACGCCCAAGTTGGCCATCACCTGCTTTGCCCGGAGCGCCTCGATGAACATGTCACCACGCTGGATTGTTGGGACAAAGTTGTCAGTGACATTCTCTGTACCAACCGCGCCAGTTGCGGCTGTTGTCATCACGCCAGAGCGGAAGGCAAAATCAGGAATGTAATAGCCGCGAGCTTCCTTGCCAGTCCGGGCAACAATCTCGTCGTGCATCTCACGCTCCAGACCCGCTTCACGCCAGTCACCAGTGACCTGTGCGCGGATCATCTTGCCAAGTGAATATTGACGCTGCTCTTTCTGAGGGGCGTCAATAACATGAGCCGGTGCCTCAAGAGGCTGGTTCTCGATAGCTTCGAGAAGCTCTCCCCGGAACTCATCAATGCTTGCACCACGGCCCAGGGCTTCTTCACCCATATCGGCACGATTGTGCTTGCGTGCCAAAGTCATAATCTCTTTGGCATTTTTTTGTGCGGCTTTGGCGGCTTCCTGCCTTACCGCATCAAGATCAATATCAGACATTTTGTCCTTCCTTTCTTCGATCTTTGGGGTTGCATGTAAAGGTTCGGAACTAGACCGGCCAACGCCGACAAGACTTGACTGGTCTGCCGGGATTGAAACAATACTAATTTCCATTGGTGTGGTTGCGACCCGGTAATATTCATCCGGGTCATTTTCATTCTCAACGCGGCCATCCACACGATACCCGACGCTGATGTTTTGCCGGATACCATCCAGCACATCGTTGAACACTTCCGAGGCAAGGCTGCTTTTTCCAAAGCGCACCATAGCGCGGAGACGCCGCGCATCCTCATCTAGCTCAACAGATTCCACAATGCCCACCTGACGATCCATATCGTGATCCATCAAAAGTGGCGCTCTTCCTGAGTTAAGGAAATCTAGGTTCATATTTGCAGCGGTGTGGTCAATGACCTCCAATCCGAATGAACGCTTTACCGGCTCCTCTGATGAAACGCCAACACGCACAGTGCGGCTCTCTTCATCGATGGCCTTTTCGTCCATCCCTATCGCACGCATAACAAGGTCAGAGCGGTCAAAGCGCTCCTCTTCATTGCTGTGTTTTTCAAAGACGATGGTCACATCCTCTTCTGTTTCCACAACTTCTTTGATGTGTCGCTCTTCCATTTCTCTGCCTTCTGCTGCTGGTTCAAACTTAATTGGTTCAAAGTCGTGGTCTTGCAACCATTCACGCGCCTCTGCCTCAGAGTATCTATCAGCATCAAAGCGAATTGATTGTATCTCCGACCCATTGTCGCCCAAACCATAGATAAAATCAATTCCTTCGCCGCCAGCATCCGCATCACGCCGGAACTCATCATATTTGTCAGGTTCGTTAATACGCGCCGCGTGTTCGTTTGGATACGGTCTTTTTTCATGCCAACTGCGCAAATCTTGAATTTTGCGTAACGTGCTAAACTTATGACCAACAAGGCGGTCAGTCTCTTCATATCCCTCATCGGTCAACCTATAAATTCTGATTAATGCTGCTGGATCATCTGGCGTGCCGCTAATTGTGAAATCGCTGTCTGGCACGTTTATTGAGCCATCACGCTCAACCTGCTCAATCCGGCCCCTGGCCCTGCCCCCGGAACTGTCCCAGCTCACAAAGTCACCAACATCTAACGCGTCAGGCTCGGCGCGTTCCTCATTATCAATCCTGTCCATTATGCGGTCCTTCTCTTCAGCCCAGGCTTTGCCTGGTGTCCCGCCCCACAATTGCCAAGCAATGCGTCCAGCAGACGGAAATCCATCCTCACCCTGCACAAACCCCTCAGCATCTTTATCGACCTCATGCCTCGCAAAGTAGCTCACCATCCGACGCACAGTGCGGGGCGATAACTCTTGGCGGTTGACCAGCTGCCTAGCCCTGGCAACCCCCACAGCCGTCCCACCCCGGCCGTACTCCTCGCGCCAATCAAGGCCGCGCTGCGCCTCTTCTGCCATCGTCTTGGTTGGGCGCAGATCAATGTCTTGGCCCTTATACGTCGCCATCTTCACCACCATCAACAATGGGTTCTGCTGGCAGTTTTTGACCAAATGGCTCAAACGCCATATTTAGACCAAACTGTGAAGCCAGCTCTTTATCGCGTGCAATCTGGCTGAAGGTCTCTTCGACGTCTCTGCCATAATTTGCCGCTACATCCTGCATTGACAGAACGCCATTTTGCAGCCCAACAACAGCCGCATTAATCTCTTTGAGCGGATCGACCCAGTTCCAACCCCGGCCCCTAAAGCTCGCATTATCAACGAACTTGCCATATTTGCTTGATGGCAATGGCAAGCCGCCAAAGTCCATAGCAGAATTGAGCCACTCTCTGAATACCGGCTCAACAAAATGCTCAATCATAAACATGTGCAAAGCCCTGTAGCCATCGCGCTCATCCAAAGCGCCCTGCCGGATGCTTGAATAATTCACAGACGATAGGTCATTAGAGAGGCTGGCATAACTAACGTTCAGGCCAGATGCAACGCCGCGCAACATAGCGCTCTCGAACTCTGCATATCCAGTGTTGGGATTGTTGGGGTCAAACGTTTTAAGATCCATCCCAGGACTAAGCTGGAAAAACTCACCAGGCGATGCGGTGATCGTTGGAGTGAACTCATTTTCATATCCATCGCCCACAAAATCATCACCACCAGGCGTTGTTATTATGCCCATCTTTGACGCGCCAATACGCGCTGCAATTACCTCAGCCTCACGATATGCGCCGAGATGTTTGAGCGCAGACATTGCAGCAGCCATAAACGGCTCACCGCGTGTCTGATGCGTCCTCGTTGGCATAAAAACGTGAATGATCTCATCAGCCGGGATGCGAACATGCTTCCTGGATTGCGGCGTATTGTAGTAACGATCCCCAGGATGAGACGTCAAAACGTGATAAGCAATCGGGCGATGGGCCTTGTCCATTTCGACACCCATCCTGATCTGACTGCCGTTACCCATAACCTCATTCTTTTTCTCGTCGATCATGTCGGCTTCAATGAACTGTAAGGCAAAACCGTCACGATATTTAGGGCCGTTCAGCTTTCTGATGAACACCTCGCCATCTCGCGCTAACGTCTCAATGACTAGGCGCTGGCAATCAAACCAGGACATCCGACCATCGGCAGTGGGATGTCCAAGCCGCCCCCAAGTTTTCCAGGCGTTCTCGATGATTGTGTTGCCGGTTGCGTCCAGTTTGCCATCGTCGTTTCTGGCCTTGACCTGAAGATGAAACCCACTATCGCCTACGACGTTTGTCTTGAGGAGGTTCACATAACGCCGGGCGTATTCATTGTCACGCACAAGTTCCCGGCTGCGATTGCGCATTACCTCTAGTGTAAATCGCAACTCGCTATCAGCAGAGTTTCCAGACTGCACAAAGTCGCCAAACAAACGTCCGGTTCTTGCCGCCGCATAAGAACGGCGCCCCATCTTAGTGGGCTGCTGATCGCGTTTTAAAAAATCAAAAAGCCCCATCGTTAAAACCTCACTTTGATTGTGCCACCGTGGGCGCGGCCATTTTTAACGTGGTCTTTTTTATGTTCTAAGATCACCTCACGCCGATAATAGTCACGCCACTCAACAAGCTCAGATGGCTGCATTTTTGACAGTGACCGGCCATTGATCGAATAGGACAAAACGTCAGCATCAGCCCGGCCTTGCAACACAGTCTCAATTTTGTCCACCATAATCTCAGCGTGAGATCGTGGGTCAACATTGTTGTCCAAGTCGGTGATTATGTCCCACGAGCCAGTCTGAATAACAATCCGCTCACTGTCGCTGGTGCGGGTTATCTCCAGCTGCCAGTGATGGTGACCCAGATCAAATGATGCGCTTGTCACACTGGTGATTGTAAAAAGATAATCATCGCCATCAGCCGAGCCAGTGACTGTAAATTCATGCGTGCCGCCGCCGGAGGAAATACGGCTCACATACGCAACTGTATATGCTGATGATGGATAGTCTTGACCAAGATCCCTTTTGCGCCAAGTGACGCGATCACCGACAACAATTTGGTCCGGTTCTATTGTCGGCGCATTAGCGGTGTCAAACAAATTAGCCATCAGCGCCACCCATTAACAAAACTATTACGGCTCACCATTGACCGGCGAGGCGATGGATTTTGAGGCGCGTCTGGCTTGGCCTCTTTGACTTGTCGAGCTGCACGCTCTGCCAGGCTGTCTAGGTTCAAATTCAAAATGGCCAGCGCCCCTATCGCATAAACCCGGCAGTCGAGTGCCTCATTCCTTGTCCTGGTCTTGACAAACTCCCGGCGAGGGAAGCCCTTGTGATATCTTGTCACAATTTTTTCCGATGACGCCAGCTGCTTGAAATACTCATCTGGCCGGTCATTCGGGAAATGACAGTAACCCGGACCCTCTGATTGTAACTTAAGCCGGGCAAATATTAAAGATTTAATATTGTCAACCCCAAGGGTGAACAGCCTGATCTTGCCAATGTTGTTCCTGGTGGGCCTGCTAACAACCGCACGATCCTCTCCAGCCATACCTTTTATGGCGAAAATGCGACGGCCCTCACGCGGCCTCACAAAGTCATAAACCGCCTTTGTGTAGTGGCCGCCACTATCAATGCAGGCGGCGCGGATCTGTAAAACGCGACCGTCCTCAGTCTCATATTTGCTGGCCAAAATGTTGTCCAAGTCTTGCCATAATTGCGGGGTTGATGGATCGCCATAAAGCGTGTGGTAGGCCAGGGAAAAGCTCTCCTCAGCGCGTGCAGTCCCCAGGACCTCTACCTCAATTCTGTCATCTTGGACGTCACATCCAGCAGTAATCACAAGCACGCGATTGTCCACTTTTGGCCCAAACTCATAAGCTCGCTCAGCAACTGCAAAGTCATCAACACGCTCACCCTGGTCCTCCCAGGATTGTGCAAGGGTGGTGTTCACAAAAACGCGGAGCGTATCTGGCAGCTGTTTAGCGTTGATGAAGTCTTTTGCTATGTCCCCCAGAGGTGTCCAGGGAGAATACAGGCCGGAAAGGTGGAACCCAGCCGTTCCATTAAACGTCTCGCTTGCACGCCACTCGCCATTTTTAACGGCGCGATAACGTTTCGCATCATCCCAAGCGCTGCCACAATCATCGCAAATGTACTCAGCAGTCTCCGGCGCGTCTTTTGACCAATGGACATTTGACCATTCTAATTTTTGTTTGTGGCCACAATCTGGGCAAGGCACATAATAATATCGCTGATCGCTTTGCTCAAAAGCCGTCTCAATCCTAGATGCGCCTTTATTTGTCGGGGTGCTAACCATTACGATTTTGCGGTTATGAGTGAATGTTTTGGTCCTGGCGATGCCCAAATTGATAGGATCACCCTCTGATCCGGCGCTTGCCGGATAGCGATCCACCTCATCAAACAGCACACACCGCACTGGACGCGAGGCCAACCCCGCCGGGCTATTAGCCCCAACGATGGCAAGATATCCTCCAGGGAAGGATTTCTGATAAAGCGTATTACCGCTATCTCGTGATCGCGCATCCTTAACTTTGTTTTTAAGCGCTGGAGTGTCACGCAGCATCGGAGCCAATCGGTCATTCGACCACATCTTAGCCATCTCCAATGTGGGCTGCACGATCAACATTGGCGATGGCGCTTGGTCGATAAAGTAACCAACCGCGTTGTTTATGATCTCGGTTTTGCCAATTTGCGCCCCAGTCATAAAAACAACGCGCTCAATGGTCGGATCAGATATGGCCTGCATCATCCCTCGCTGATAAGGGGCGCGATCAGTTGACCATAGCCCAGGCTCTGCCGATGCCTCCGGCGAGAGGCGGCGATAAAGGTCAGCCCATTCGTCAATCGCGAGGTTTGGCGGCGGCTGCATCGCCTCCAGAATTTGCTTGCTGATCCTCGCCACTGTCGGATGACCGGATAGGATTAACGACTTTGACTTTGACATCTGCTATCTCTTGCAACGCATCATAAATGTTGTCCTTCAAAACACTTTTCACTTCGACCAGCTTCTCAGCGGCATAGACCTCCGGTGCAACACGCTGTGGAAATGCTAGCAGCTTTTGCCGCATATTCTGCGCCACTTCCATCCAGGCAGCCTCGACATCAGCAGCCGGGATAAGCTGCTCCTCAATTTGTGCCTTTTCCATCTCAGCCAGATCAGCCTTGACCTTAGTCAGCCTGGTACGGTGCGCATTGTAATCATCGCCGCTAACATCAGCGCGCAGACCGCGCTCCCGGAGATACTTGATATACCCGCGAACCACCGGGACCAGCTCATATCTGCCGCGTTCTTTACGCGGTATCACGCCTTCGTTGACCAGCTGCGTGACGCGCTGAGGTGTTAAATCAAGCAGTTTTGCTATAGTATCAAGCGGGAAAGTCTGGTCAGACATCGCTCATCTCCGCAAAAGTCTTACCAGATTCAACGTGGATAGCCTGCTTTCCGGTGTAATCCTGCCAGCGCGTGACAATTACGTCGCAATATTTCGGGTCTAGTTCCATCAAGCGCGCTTTGCGTTGCGACTTTTCGCAAGCGATCAGCGTTGACCCACTGCCGCCGAAATAATCCAGAATCAAATTTTGTGGCCTGCTGCTGTTTTTTATAGCCCTCTCCGAAAGCTCAACAGGCTTTTGTGTCGGGTGCTGATAGTTTTTGTCCTTTGCAATCTGCCACAAATCAGACTCGTTCTTTATCTCGGGATCGATCAAACCATCGAACAGAATAAACTCGTGCTGGTGTCGATAGCCTTTCCCTAAACCAAAAACATTTTTGGCCCATACGATACACGCTTTCGGCTTCAGTCTAGATTGCAGAATGCCATAAAAAGCCCAGTTGCAGCAGACATAAAAACTATTCGGTCGGGTCGCTTCAAATGTTTGCAGCCAGCTTTCAATGAAAGACTCAAAATCAGTTTGTGATAAATCATCGTTCAAGATCACATCAAACTTTCCGCTGCGGCCATTAAACGCGACGTTATATGGCGGGTCAGTGAAAACCATATCGGCCTTTTGCCCCTCCATCAGTTTGTCTACAGCATCGATGCTAGTGCTATCCCCGCACATAACCCGATGCGAACCTAGCTGCCAGATGTCGCCTAGCTTGCTGACCGGCTCATCCGGCGGCGGTGGGGCTTCATCTTCATCTACCAGCCCTTCCTCAACCGCCTCGGCCAGCAGCGCGTTCAGTTCGTCGTCGTCAAACCCGGTCAGCGACAGATCAAAATCCAGCTCTTTTAGATCTCCCAGCTCTAGGGCAAGCATCTCATCATCCCAACCAGCGTTGAGCGCTAACTTGTTGTCCGCAATTACATAAGCCTTTTTTTGCGCCTCGGTCAAATGAGCAAGGCGCAGGCAAGGCACCTCTTTCATATTCAGTCGTTGCGCCGCAAGC